GTTTTTTCGTAACCGCAAGAAAGAATTAAACGAGCAAGTAAGCGCATCAATATCATGCTTTAAAGAGTGCCTAGATAAACTAAAAAATGGCGCGCCTATTTACCCTTTTCCTGATAATGCAGATTTATTCTTTAACGTGTTGCGAGTTGGTACGCATCAACAGCAAATTCAAATGGAAGAAGTGCGCAAAGCTGTTTATGGATTCAATCCGCCGCGACACGTTGATCACAACTTATTATTCGCGCATTGGCTTGGTAATTATGGGGTAACAGGCTGGGGATATTTGGAAGATGAAAACGGCAAAGAATTAAAATTCACTCGCGAAACTTGCCGTAAAATATTTTTAGATGAGTCACATAGAAACTTTTTGGTACCGACTTTAATCAACGGTGCAAGCGATGCTTATGCTTATCTAGCTGATGAAGCAATAGAGGCTATAGAAGAACTAAAAAAGCGTTAGCGTGGGATTCAAGTGGCAATCAGGCGACTTTAGACACTTTAATGCGAACACCTGTCAAACATTTGTCTCCGCACTTAAAGAAAATGCTTGAGCAACTGAAAAAGCAAAAGCCGAATCTCACAGAAAAGACACAGGAATTATTAGGCGCTTTTTACAGATTAGATAGAGAGCGTGAGCGTGTAGGACAAATGGCAAGCCCGCAGCATATTAAGCAGAGTCAAATAATTGACTATATAAAAAATAACGGATCTCATGGGTTTGAAGGAGATTACTTTGAAAAGATTATTTTTGAAATTGACGAAGCGCACCTAAAAGCGTTTTACGAAAAGCAGAAACAGGAGGCCAAAAAGCATGGCTGATGAAAAGTATATACGAATTAGGATAGATGGCGGAAACTCACGTAGTACTGCTAGAAAAATCAATAATGATGTAAAAGGTATTGGCGTTAGTGCTGACGGTGCGAGTGATTCTATGATGAGGTTATCATCTGTTGCAAACGCCGTTATTACATCCCTGGCAACCGCTAAAGTAATACAGTACGCGGACGCATGGACCAACGTTAATAACAGGCTCAGGTCTGCAACAACAACATCCAAAGAGTTTACGCTTGCTCAAGATGAAATTATAAGGATAGCTCAAAGGGCTGGTGTTGATCTAAATGGTGTTGCCGAGGCTTACTCTAGAATATCTCAAGCAACCGCTGAAATAGGTGTTTCACAGGAGCGTGTCATTGATGTTACTGAAAAACTAACTCTAGCATTAAAAGCTGGCGGAGCTACTGCGGCAGAAACATCAAGCGTTATGATTCAGTTTGCGCAAGGTTTAGGCTCTGGTGCGTTGCAAGGCGATGAATTGAGATCAATCCTAGAGGCATCAATACCAATTACAAAGGCTTTATCTAAAGAATTTGGAGTTACAACTGGCGAGCTTAAAAAGCTAGGTTCAGAGGGTAAGTTAACCGCAGACAGGGTTGTTGATGCCATAGAAAACATTGATGAAAAATCTCTAACTTTTACAAAAGACGTAACAAGCGGCTTTGTCGAAGTTAATAACGCGCTAACTGTTTACGTTGGTAAAATAGATGAAAGTCTTGGGGCATCTGAAAATCTTTACGGCGTATTGCGCGGACTATCTGAAAATATAGATGAAGTGGTTAGCGTTATTGGTGTATTTATACAGGTTGGAGCAACTGCCTATATAACAAACATGACCAAGGCGTTGATTGCCAATTCTGCGGCGTGGATAGCGACGCAATCTCAGGCTGCAAGGCATAGCGCAACTCTTTTAACTGCCGCTAGCGCAACTAGAACAACAGTAGCGGCAACTTGGGCGTTAACTTACTCACTGAGAGCTCTAAAAGCCGCATTGCCATTCGGTGCGATATTCCTTGGCTTGGAAGTTATGCAAAGAATGCTAACTGCAACTAATGATCAAATTGCAGCAAATGACAGGTACGCAGAAAGCACGAGAAAGCTAAACGCAAGGCTAGAGACTAGAGCTGAAAAAGAGCGAGCTATTGCGCTGCGTACAGCGGCAGAAGTTAACGCAAGAAACCAAGATAAACTACTTAAACAACAAGCGTTAATTGATGCAGAGAGGCTAAAGCTTGAGCAAGCCAGCGCTGCAAAATCAGCAAAGCTGAGAGGTGAGGAATATGATGTGGC